GAACCACCAAAATCAGAATTTAGTAGTCTTGAGTCTTCATCTTTTAACAATTCGATGAACACTGGGTCAAGAACTAACCATCTGCTATTAGTGTCTACATTTTGCTGGTCTAGTAATCTAGACATACGTGCAATAACTTGTAATGGAAATGCATTACCTGTTGTTCCACTTTTTGCAGCAGTTGCACCACCTGCTCTTGGCTCTAAACCAATCGCATTATTTGCTGAACCTGCTGTGCCATCTGTCTGCGTAAAATCAGAAGCATCAAGTGACATTGAAGCTAATAATTCTGCACCAACTAAGTTAGCACCATCGGAAGCTGTACTTACTGCTTTAGCACCATTAACAGTTGTGTTAACAGTATTTGGAGCACCATGTATAGCTGACTGCTTAAAACCTGCCATATAACCAAGTACGTCTTGGTCAAATTGGTCGGCTAGTCTATGGGCTGCTCTATCAGATGCCAACTGTTGAAAGTTGATATGCGAATGAGCTTCCTCAATATCATCCACTTTAAATGCAAAGTAATTAGCTTTGTCGATATTAAGTGAAAATTCTTCATCGTCAAGGTCTTGAGGAGTAATAGTAGTTCCTCTCTCGTATGCCTTAACAGTTATTTCTGGTTCTTTGATAACCTTAACGGAATCGCCCATATTAGCAATCTCACCGAAATAATCATTATTAGTGATTGAATCGACTACAGACCCCTTGCGAAAAGCAAGTTGAACCTGTTTGCTGTAAATAATAGGACTAAAATTACCGTTAGGAAGATTACCATGTCCAGCTGCTGCTGTAAATGCCATTTTAAAATCTCCTTAAACATTTATAATACACGTAAAATACGTGTTGCTTTTAGTCATTTTACTTTATAAGGACCATTCATGCGTTGAGGTTGTACATGAGATAGCTAATCTCTTATAGGCTCACATAATTGGGTAATCTTTAAAGTTTAGTATTAATGTAGCATAAGTGTCCTAAAAGGGGTTATGCTACACTTCTAGTTATGTATAGTTATATACATAAATTTTTGTTTGTCAACTATATTTTTATATTATCTAGCTGAACCTGATATGTCATATACAAAGTTGCCTGACCTAATAGCTTCCATTATAGTATCAGCTTGCTTTTCATACTGTGCAGTGGACATCTTTTGAACCTGAGACTCCAGTATTTTTTTACCTGACTCTGTAGTGTCAACTTTAGTCTTCGTAGTTTTCGTGCCAACTTCCATTGCTGCACTCTTATTACTCTTTGTCTTAGTTTCCTTACCGATTCCTGTATCGGCTTTGTATAAGTCAATAGCTCTTGCTGCTGACCTAGCATCATTGTCGTTTTCATATAGTGCATCCTGTACCCATTTTGGCTGTTCATCTGCCCAATCGTGAAACTCATCACTGTCTCTAATATCAGTAAAGTCAGGATGTAATCTCAATAGTTCTGCTTCAGCTTTATCTTTCTGAGCCTCAATAGACATTTCATCTATCTTCTGTATTCTACTTTCTAGCTCAAGTGATTGCTCTCTTGCTTTCTTCATAGCAATAGTTTCAACAATCTTAGCTACGTCTGGGTACTCTGTTGCCCATGCTTCTATGTCTTCATCAGACTTAGGCAACTTCATTTCTTTCTTAGTTGCTTTAGCTAGTTGCTCTTTCATGTCATCTAGCTGTTTTTGAAACTGCTTTTCTTTCTCTTGAGTATGCCTTCTTAAATCACCATATCTCTTCTTAAAAGTTTTCTCTTCAGCCGAAGTCGGTTCTTTTTCACTAGGAGTTTCCTCTTCGCTAGTCTCTTCTGTACCTTTTTGCTCCTCAACGAGCCTTGCAAGTTCTTCTTCATCTCGCTTTACTCTTTCTTCTTGAGAATAAGGTCTATTCATAAACATTGTTTTTTTAGGTGTTGTTTCTTCCACCATTACTTTTGTAGCTTCTTCAGCCATTTTATTTTCTCCTTGGGGTTATCGTAGCCATTTATTGTTGGGGGATAAGTAGCCATTAATTGTGGATTACTTTTTAGAAGCTAATCCACCTCGCTTCATCTTTTTAGTTTTCTTTTTCTTCTTGGGTATTAAACCACCCACAGCAGTAAACATACCACCTTGGTCATCGGCAACGGCAGCTTGGTCTTTATCAGACTGATTGCCACCATCTCCACCACCATCACCTGCAGCTCTTTCTGCAGCTTTTCTTGCTAAAGCATCTGTTCTTGCTTTACTTGCGGCTTTTGCTTTAGCTATATTGTTACGTTCATCTCTTTTTTCTTGTGCTGTTTTTTGTGCTTCTATTCGATTTAAATAAGACTGTCTTTCAAAAGCTCCTTTTTGCTCTGCTGCTCTTGAGGCTTTATTTGCTCCTTTAGCAATGTCGCTTGCCTTTAGACCTAATTCTCTATTCTCTTTTGATGTTCCTGTTCTAATACCTTCATCTAAACTTATAACCTGTGCTCTCGATAAATCATCAACTCTTGCAGCTACAGGGTCTTTAACTGTTCCATCCTTTAATGCTTTATCTAAGTCAAATATATTTTGTTGTTTTTGGTTCTTTAAAAAAGTAGTTGCATCCTTAGCTTTGTCTATTGCTATTCCTAGTTTATCATACCTAGGTGTTTCTAATCCCATTTTCTTGCCTATTTCAGCAATAGCAGTAGCTTGTAAACCTTTTACTTTACCTAACTGAGCTAATTGACCTGTTGTTTGTGTTTTAATAGCTTCAGCAATTTCAGAAGTAGCAGGTTGAAAATTTCTCTGTCCTGTTGCTTTATAATTATCTAAACTCTGCAGTCCTACTGTTCCATCAAAATTATATTGAATAGCATATTCAACATCACCTATTGTAGTTCTAGCACCACCTAAATCTCCAGTTGGGTCATCATTATTATCATCACTACTATTATCTTCTTGTGGTTTTTGTCTACCACCCCCTGATTGCTGTCCTTGTGCAACAGGCTTTTCTTTAGGTGCTTCTTGAGGCACAAATCCTTTAGGTACAGGATATATAGTATTACCTAGTGAGCCATCTGCATTTAGAAGATGTGGTATCATACGAGCTTGTTTTGTTTGTTCATTATAATATCTAACGCTTTGTGTCTTAGGTGCTCCTGTAGGAGTTGAGTTAACTAAGTTATCAAAATTTCCCGGTGCATAAACTTCTTGCTGTCCTTCAATAACTCCACCTGTATTATACTCTAAATCATCTTCTATGTCAAGGTCTGTTTCATCAAATGGTACATCATTATCGTCAGTATCTAAATCAGTTTCATTAAATGGTAAATCATCAGGCATTGTCGCTTCGTCAGCATTACCCATCTGACCCATAGCTTCCATTTGTTTGAGTCCTTGTTTAGCTTGTTGTCGTAACTGCATTAATTTTTCAAGACCTATGTATCTAACAACATCGGCAGGAAATACAAACTCCCCTTCACTTAACTGTGCAGGTATGTCATCTCTTACCTCTTCTCGTGTAGAACCTGTAGGTACATCATTGCCTGACACTTCATCAACCATGCCACCTTCATCTTTGAGACCGCCATCTTCAAACATTTCCATTTGTTCACGTAATGCCATTTACTTCATCCCTTAATAATTTAAGTTTGTTCAAAGTTGCTATTGCTCCTTGAGACCTGTGTAGTGTTATTGTGTCATTAGACTGTTCTAGTATCTTATGTTGCTTACTTATTTGTAAGTCAATATAATCATTGAAGCTGTTCAGTAGCTTGAGGTTGTTCACTAGCGGCTTGATTTGCTGCAGCACCTGCTTGTCCATCATTTCCTGAAAATCCTTGTTCTCCCGGCACTGGAGCTTGTCCTGTACCTATATTGCCACCACCTGCTCCTGTTGGGTCTAGTGGATTAGCACCGACAGGTGGTTGACCTGCCTGTTGTGGTTGGGGTTGTCCTTGTTCAGGCTGTTGTTGTTCACCCTGCATACCTTTTAGTATCTCTGCTTGTAATGCTGCTTCATCCATATTATTAGTAACCTTTTCAGGGTCTAATTCCATAGACTTAGCTATCTCTCTAATAATATATGGAAACTTAGCAAATGGAGCTAGTGCAGGATTAGATGCCACTTGCAAGAAACCCATAAGTCTTTGACTACGTACTTCGTTAGCCATTAGACTTTCTGTTCCACGTGCAACAACTTCTAAGTCACCCTTTATATTTTTATTAAAATTAAACTGCATATTAAAACGAAACATACCTTCACCTAATGGTTTTAGTAAATAGTCATCTACATTTTTAATAACAGTCTTAATACTACCTGCAGCTGCGTTCATAAGCATTGATATACCTGACGCAGTTCTACCTACACCTTGAACACCTGTTTGTCCATGTGCAAACGATGGAAAGCCTGTGCTTTCATCTGCAAGTACTCTTGCTTTGTCAAACAGTTGTAAGTTTTCATTAGATACGTTAGGAAACTTTGTGCCAAAGATAGCTTGACCCGGAGCACCACCCTGTCTTCTAAATACCTTTCCCGGATAGACTGATAAGTCTTGTCCCGGAACTAGATTAGTTTCATCTACCTCTATAAGTAAGTTACCTGATAACACAGCATTGTCTACAGCCATTCTCATAAACCCATTCATTAACGTCTGTGTATCATCCATATTTTCAGCTAAACCAATACCAAAAAATGAATATGGATTAAGTTCATAAGGAGCTGCCATGTAAGGTATAGTTGCAGGTTTAAATGGATTGAGAACCATTCTTATAAGTTTACCATTACTTATCCAAATGTTAGCCTGTAACTCATCAAATTGTTTTAATTCTTTTGGTATTTCTACACCATTTTCCTCAAGCATGTCTACATCGCACATACCCCAATACTCTAATACTTCAAATCTGTCTATTCCATGTTCAGGTGTATAATCAGATAAGTCATCTTCCCAATACTTTTTATCATATGATTCACCTTGTTGTACCACTTCATCAATCACATTTTCACGGAAGTATGGTCTCTTTTTTAATCCACGTAATTGACTTCTTGACATCTTATGTCTTTCAATTACAAATTGTGCTTCATCCATATTGGCAGCATCAGGGTCTGGATAAAAGTTCCAAACTGATACATGTGAAGTAGATGGAACAGTTTTATACACAGGACTATAATCCCCTTCATCATCCCAACTAGGATATTCTTTATCGACAGCAAAAGGTCCTTTCATCACACCTGTACCAAACAAAGCCATTTCAAATGCTGTACTTCTTAATTGCTTACTAGCACCTGATTCTTGTAGTTGGTCCATGATTTGCTTTTCCATATTCTTGGCAGCAACCATAGCAGGACTAAATGTAATAGCTGTAGGTGTTTTTCCTATCCCTTCTTCCAAGTCTTCAATTTCTGATAGACTTTCTTGTAAAGGACCCAACATATCTTCCAACGTTTTTTCTGTAGCACCTTTAGGTAAATCTCTGCCGTCACCTTTAAAACCATAAGGTGAAGATAATGCAGTATCCCCCTTAAGCTCTTCAGGCTTTTTTGGGTCAAAGTTAACATCAGCTGCCACACCTTCAGGCAACACTGTTGGCTCAACGCTAATAGGAAACTTGTTACCTGCAAATAGCACATCAACAATTTGTCCGTAAGCTGCAAGAGTTTTGGTTTTAGTGACTTTGATAAAAACTCTTGACTTTTCTGCTTCAGTGAATTGAACATCACTACCATATAACCCCCTATAGTTTCTATAAGACCTTAACCATCGTTCTTCATCATTAAAACGGTAGTCTTCGGCACGTTTATATTTGTCCATTACAAATGGAACAATACCACTTACATCTATATCACTAACTTCTGACTCTTCTACATCTTCAAGTGCTATAGATTCATCGTCTAATATTATTTCGTCTTGTTCTGCCATGTTATATCCTTAATATCCAAAAGTAGAGTCTGCCATTGGCATGCTGTTACTAGGTCTTCCCATTGGGTCGTAATCAAATATACTAAATCGTGGTCTTGACATTATACCATATCTTAGTGCATCATACAAGTGGTCTTCTGCTCTTGTGTCTACATCTTCAGGATTCTTTTTATCCAATGGTAATGCAGGTAATTGTGATATAGTATGTGTACAAGTATTAAAGAAAACTAGTCTTGGTTCTTCTGTAAACTCATCTACCTGTAAACGTCTATGTATTTCATTCTTTCCTGATACACGACTACCTTTACTTCTATCTGATGGTCTAAATCGGCATCCCTTCATAATCATCTGTTCAGCCAAAGAAGGACCAGTATCGCCACGTTTGTGCCAAAGAGAACTATCCAAAACCCCATACTTAATATTTCCATCATCAGCTTCAGCATCCAATATCATATCTGCCAAATCTGTGGCAAGTACTTTGCTACAATACAACTCTCTATATACAATAATCTGCTCGTCTGGAGAAACAGCAAACCACAACACACCACTATAAGAGCCATAACCATAATCGCAAGCACGAAATTTAACCCAATTTCTTGGAATTGAAAAAGGTTCAATAACGTGAATATTCCTATCAAACTCAGTAAAAGCAGCACCTTCTTTAATATCCCAATCACCTTCAAGCAACTGCTTACGTTGGTGTTCAGGTAAGGATAGAAGCATTGCTTCATAGTCACCTTGGGCAGACAAGTATGGGTTGTCTGATAATCTTGCAGGGATAAATCTACGTTTGAATAGAGCTTGTCCTGCTTTACTGTGTCCTTTTGGATAGGAAAGAACATTCCCTGATTCAATATCTGTGGCATCAAATTGTCTTCCGTATGGTGCAGGGTCAATAAACATCTTCTTGACCCACTGATGTCCCGGACCTCCGGGGTTAGTTGTTGCTCTCATGTAGACAGGCAAATCCTGTGCAACTGAACGCAAACGTGAACGCATATAGTTCCAAGCATACGGAGTAGACCATTGGGTTAATTCGTCAAACCCTATCCAACTAAATGCCAAACCTTGATAACGAAGTACATCATCATCACGGTCTAAGTATGACATCCATAACCTTGCACCTGATGGTGCTTCCCACTGCATCTTTCGTTCTGACCATTTTATACCCTTCCATATCTGTGGGTATATTTCTTTTGACTTAAATATAAGTTCTCTTAATTCTTCTGTCGTGTGTCGTAATAGTAACCCACTAAATGATGGATGACCCATATAACGTAGTGGGTCTGCTAACATGGCATAACTCTTGCCACCCCCTGCTGAACCACCATATAGTACTTCTCTTTCTCCTGCTGCAAGAAACTCTGTTTGAGGTCCTACGTTAGGTTTAAATACTACATTCTGTTCTTCTACAGGTACTGCTTCTACGTCTGCAACTTCCTGTATCTTAGGCTCTTGCACCTGTTCTTTCTTCTTCGATGGCTTTCGCTTTCTCGATTGCTTTCTCGGCATAAGCTGCCCACTTTCTGAGAGTTCTAGCTTGGTCCTTACGTTGTTTTTCATGTATCAATCTTTTCCTTAATCCTACATGTGATATAACTCTATTTGTTTTAGTTGTCAGCCAATTAGCTACTTCACGATACGAATATTGTTTTATATACTTTCTTGCCATTTCGATGGCTTCTAGTTCAAACGGTATAGGGTCAAGTAAATCAGGGTCTTCTTCATTTAACTTGTATCCAAATGGAACAGTCCTAGCTATACGTGGTATCTGTATCCATTCATTTTGTTCTTCATCTTTTAAATCTGTCGGTTGTGGTAATTTCCACTTGCCTACACTTCTATCCATCGTTCTTTGCAGGTAATAGCATAACACCACCAGTGCTTTCTACTTGCATCTTCTCAGTCTTCACTAAGCCTGTCCTGTCTAGTAATTCTTTAGCTGCCATCATCTTATCTTTTAGACCTAGCTCTGTAGGGTCATATAAGCCACCTACCATAGCCATTGCAGCTTTAGGTGCGTTCCTACTCATAAACAACTGTGTGGCTTCTAGAATCTCATCTTTAAGTGATTTAACTATATCTGTAGTACTAGAGCTTGTAGCATAACCTGCAAGTAACTTAGCTTGTACTACATCACCACCTGCTTCATCAAATAAAACAGCTAGAAACTTTTGTTGTCTTTCAGTTAGTTCTCTACTCATTATGCGATACTTTCTCTTGCAAATTGTCTATCAACGATTGCTATTAAACGTTTGGCTCTGTTAGGGGTTTGTTTAAACCAACGAGAGCTTTCCATCTCGTCTGCCATTTTTTCCCAGTCCAAATCTTCTACGGCAGCAATCATGTTTTTAAATTTGGATAGTCTTGGTCTACCTAATTGAAAACACATATTTGCTAATACATGTTGTATATCGTCAGGCAGATTATTAAATTGAGAAAAAAGTAGGTTACAATCTTTTATAGTTGTTTCTATATCTTTCTCAAACCAATCATTTACTTGCTCATTTGGTACTTTAGTTCCTATGGGTTTATCATAATAATCTGTATCCCATTCCGTAATAAGGTGACCTATTCCCCCGGTTAAATGCCCAAGTGAGCAGTGGTATGTTTCATATTTAATTCCTTCGTCATTAGCTAATTCATCTTGTAGTTTAATTAAGTTCATTTTTTCCCCATTATTTTCATAGCTTGACCTGCACCCTTTATTCCAAAAGATGCACTAATTGCTATAAATAAAAGATACTGATACCATTCAGGTAATGTATTTAATACTTCAAAGCCTACTCTTACGTATTCTGTCATGCTAGGTATGAATACTAGTATAGCAGGTAAAAGTAAAACTGTCAAGGCAAATTCATCTTTCCAGCTATTATCTGTAGCATCTGCCATAGACTTTTCCCATTGTACTTCTCCTGTGGCTACCTTCTCTGCTACTGCTGCTTTAGCTTTAGCCTGTGCGACTTTAGCCTGTCCATCGGCTTTAACCTTTTCTACCTTAGTAGACATCCATGAACTAGCTAGATTTGCTATAGGTCCTATGAGTGCTGTAAACATTATTTCCCCTTATTAAACTTTGCATCTATCCAACACTTACCGTAGTACAAGATAAATAACCATACTGTGAATAACACACCTTCAACATAACTAAGTTCATTCCATGCATCTAATATCATATTATCCATTATAGTCTCCTAGTTCCTTCTTTTTCTTGTTTTTCTCTTAGAGCTTTCACGTGCTTGTTGAAGAGATAGTTTCCTAGCTTCAGCAGCGGCTTCGCCAAGTTTAAGTACAATACGTCTTTTCTCATCTAAATCTCGCCGTTTTTCTAGCAATCTTTTTGGGTTGTTTAGATACTTGTTTATTGCTTCTTGCTGCTTTGCGTTTAGCAGCCGTAGAGGCGGCGTATTCTTGGGGAGAAAGAGCCTTAATTGCCGCTTCAGGTAAATAACGTTCACCGGTAGCTTTTGACCCTTGTGTACTAGGTTTACCACTTTTAGTTCTCCACTTTTGTTTTGTCCAATTTGCTAGTGATTTTTGTGGTGCTCTCATATGCTTCCTTAATCTCTTCTATTGTTCTGTGACATCCTATGCAGACATTCTCTTGCAACTTACAGATGCCCATACATGGTGTTATAATCTACCTGTCCACTTAGCTACAAACCAAGCTGCTAATCCTGCGAAGAATACAATGATAATAAACCCTATACTATAGCCTACGTATTCCATTATCTCTTCTCTACGCTTCTCTGCCATCTTCTCTTGATAACGTCTAGACTTTCTTGCTTCAGCTTGGAACTGTTGCCAATCCTGCCACAATCCGGGTCTACCTAGATATATCATCATCTTCTTGAGTTCTTCTTCTTTCTCTCGAATTTGCTCAAGAGCCATGAACTCTTCTAAATCTCCACCACCTATGCCTTTAGCTTTTTTCTTTTTGAGACTCTTCTCTATAGCTTCTTTAGAAAATACAAAATCTGATATTTGTTTAGCACAACCTGAAAGTTCCTTACCGTTAGATATAAAACTCTTGATGACACCAAAGGCTGCATTTGCTGCCGCAAGTTCTGCTAACATTATTTAATTCCTCTGTGGTAAATAAGATTCGTCTACTCTAAATGTAACAGTGATTGCACTATTTCCACTTGCTAGTCCTCTTAGTTTATCTCCTTTAAAAAGCCAAAGTTTACTTTCTAGAAGCAATACAGAATTTGCGGCTAAAGATAGAGCTTCTGTAAGTGTAAAAAATGTAGTTGTTTGAGCATCGTACCAATCTAAACTAACAGTCGCACTAGAACCACTTTCATTACATATATGTATACTATCTATTCCTGCTTCATAGTTATCAGGAACAGTATATATGTCAGCATTACCTGTTGTTAGTAGTTTTCCAACAGTGCGATTTTTAGTATCCATATTTATCTTTTCCTTCTTGGCTTACAATATGCTGTTATCTTTAGATTAGGTCCTTCCTGTTTTGGAATTGAAGGTTGCTTGTGTAATCTTTCTGCAAAATACAAGCATCTATCTATATCATCAAAGGTTTGTGTTTGGTCTACTACTCTTAATCCCATCATAAACACAAGCACAAACTCAATCATTTCCTTTCTCTGCTACTTGCTCCTCGTGACATTCACAGTTACACTCATCACAATCACAATCGTAACATTCACAAGTCTCACATTTATTTTTTGTTTTTTCTGTCATGTGCCTTCTTTAATTGTTCTTTTGCTCGTTTTGCGAGAGCTGCTTGCTCTTTCTTCCCAGATACCTTGGCTCGTTGTTCAAGGACTGTAAGGATTTGTATCTTTCTCGCATACGGTTTATTGATTCTTTTAACTTTTGCAATGGTTTCTTTGGCATCTGCAACTGTGGCGAACTTGATGCTAACTGTGTCTTTAGGGTTTTCATCTGTGTATAATCGTCTGTCACTACCTTTCGGTTTTTTACCTGTGCCAACTTTAGGGTCTCCCTTCTTCTTTGCCATTATCCTCGGTATCCGCCGCCTGCTGCTTTATATGCTTTGGCTGTCATTTGTGCTTTTCTAGCTGACCATTGACCGGGAGCACCGCCCTTACCACCTGCTTTGATTCTGTTGAATATCTTCTTACGCATGGTTGGCTTAGTGTAATTACCTGCAGCATTGACTGTACTTCCTCCGCTTTTTAATTTAAGTGCTGATAAAGATTTAGCTTGTCCTGCATGTGCCTTACTAGCTTTCTTTAACTTACTTGCTACTTTTTTTATTGTTCTTTTTGCTTTTGCTAGTGCCATTATTATCCTCGTATAGATTATTAAATGTTGTGTAGGGGTCTAGATAAGATTCATGCGACTCTGCTGAATGTAACCACTGTGATGGTGCAAAATCAGGAGCACCTTCTCCTGTAACCCAAAGAGCAGGACTAGTAGCTCTTACTCTGTTATTTGGAAGTGCAACAATGTTGCCTGTCCATTTACCTGCATCCAACAAATACATTACGTGTGACTGTTTATGCTGTGCAGGGTCATCTGCTATGTCATGGTCTGTGTAGTCAACCGTGAACATATACTTAGCTGTATAGAACTCATTAGCTATCTTACATAGCCAAGGACTAGAACTTACCCTGTCCATAACTATGACACTATGGTTTCTTGATTCACAATCCCAAGGTTGACATAAGTGGTCTTCCATTGGTTCTGCCCATTCATCTAAAGGTATGTCGGCTACTAGTGCTTGTATAGGCATACGTGCCCACATTGCACCACCGTGTACATTCTCTTCTTCTGTACAACCTGTGAAGACTACCTGAAAACTTAGTGACCTATCAGGTATGGTATTAACTGCGAAAGCTAGTGCGTGTAGGTATTCACCGTGATAATCCATATGATTACAAGTGAACTCCTTACGTACCCAACATTTAAAATGTGGTACGTTACTTATAAGATACGACATTATTTACGTTTAGCTGCTCCACCTTTAGCCATGTACTTGGTCTTTTTCATACCAGCACCGCCTCTAGCCATGTACTTAGTTTTCTTTGTAGCACCACCAGCTTTCATTTTCATTTTCTTAGTTGGTGTTCCGTATGTACCACCCTTTGCCATATACTTAGTTTTCTTTTTCATCATAGCACCGCCTCCTGCTACTTTTTTAGTTTTTAAAGAAGATGCTAGTTTAGCAAAATAATCACTTCTTTTTTTAGCTTCTGCAGGTGATTTAAATTTTGCTTCTTTTTTAGCCGTCTCTTTTTCTTTGTCTATCTCAGCTAATCTCTGAGCAATAGTTCCTTTACTACCATCTTTAAGTGTAACCATTTTAACATCTTTGGTTTTCTTTTCCATTATAGATTTTTTTCTTATATTTTTCTTCTCTGTATTAGTCTTCTCGGTATTTTTAGTTTCTACCTTCTTTTCTTTTTTCTCAGGCTTTACTACCTTTGGTTTTTTTGTAGGCAGTTCAATCTTAGCCTTAATAATATTAGGTTTATTCTTTTCGTTTTTTAGTTTCTTTTCTACAGTTTTAACTGTTATAGGAGTTGTGCCCATAGCTTTGAATTTAGCCATAGATAACATCCTTAAGTCATTAACTGCTTTTATAAACTCCTTACCGCCTTTAGGGTACTTTTTATTAAGCTCTTGTCTTTTTTCTTTTTTATATTTTCGTAATTTCTTCATATCGTCTGCGTAAGACATGTTATGTTCTCCTTATTAATTTTTTAGCATTACGTGTTCTCTTAAAAGAACGATTAGCTGTTTTAGATGTGACAGCTAGATTACCGATTCGATTATCTTTTGGGTTTCCGTTTCTATGATGCACATCTTTACCATCACCTTTGGCTGTACCCCCAGCCTTCATAACTATCTTACGTGCCTTATTTCTACCTGCTCTGTTCACCTTCTGTGTAGGTTTAGAGTGGTAGTTAGCATATTCTTTTTTGTAATTTCTATTAGACATCAAAACCCATATTTTTTACAGCATCTCTGCCTTTAGAACTTTTTGCCAATATACGTAAGCCTTTGTTTGGTAGGTTATCTGTAACTGAACCACCATTTGAGTACATATGCTTCTTGCCACCAACACTTCCACCATAAGCCATTTCAGTTTTCTTTTTAGGTTTCTTACCCATCATGGATATTATAATTGCTATAGCACCCTTGTCTTTTTTATTTGCCATTTCTCTTAACCTTTCTATTGTCAGTTGTGTTAAGTACGTACCCACCACTGCGATAGTCGTTAGGACCTCTTCTATTTTTTGTAGCTGTGTTCTTTTGACTCTTTGCTTGTTGAGCACCTAAAGTGCCCATTCTTTCTTTGCCTTCAATTTTTTTTACTTTGTCTTCTAGTTTTGCTTTCTGTCTCTCAAAAATACCTATTAAATCTATTATCTGTTTATCACTAAGATATTTTAAACTGTCACCGTAACTCTCTCCAGTATCTACACCCCTTTTAATCTTTAATGCATCATGGGTATAGTTATCAACACCTACATCTTCTTGCATTGCTTTTTGTTTTGCCTTATCATCCATTACATCTGACATTTTTATTCCTCTACCATTTCACTTTATGAGACCAATACTTCGCTGATAACTTTGAAGTTGGTTTACCTTGAGCATTATGCCTTGCATAGTAACTCTTCTTACGTGCCTTATCCTTCGCTGTGGTCGGATTCTTACCAGCACCTTGTACACCTTGTTGTCCAAAACGTATAAATTTATACTTGTCACCTTCCTTTGCCATTACGCAGTGTGACTTAGTAGGATGGCTAGGAGTTCTCTTAGGTTTGTTCACACCCTTGAGACCTTCTTCCTTCATTTTTGTTTTGACTCGTTCAGGTATAGCCATTTAAGTGCTCACTTTATCTTTGTCTTTTTCTATTTCTATGCATTTATACTTCATTGCTTGGAAGTTAGGCATATACTCTGGTAAATCTTTAGCTATCTCATAGGCACGTGAGATACATTTATTTTTATTTTCGTATGGTCCTTCTAAATCTGCTAGTGTGTGGCATATATTGGAAGTACCAATCATACATACGAGTACAAGTGTCTCGAACATTACAACATCCCTTCTGCTTTCATTGCTGTCTCTACGTGTTTCAACGTATATCGCACACCAGTGTCAGCTTCAATAGCAGCACGCACATAAAACACAGAACTATGTGGTATATGAAGGTTCTTTAGTCTATTAGTACGGATAGCATCATAGAATGCTTCTAAAATATTCTCTGGTGTGTTTAGTTTTACTGATTTTTTCATGTTTGTCAAGGGGTAAAGTTTATTTAGTACAGATAATTAATATATCTATGTACATTTAAGTGTTTCATATAAGTGTATTTAACAAGAATAAGTAATTATCATTTATATGTATCATTTAAGTGTTAGTTATACATAATTATACTCGATTTTGTAAATGTTGTCAAGTCCAATTATTTTTAATATGTACGATTTTTGTATTCAAGTGATAAAAATGCAACATATTACTAGGTAAGTATGCATTTAACAGTTATACTTGTGGTTAACACCTTAAAATTCACTTCTGTGTAGTTCTCCAAGCACGTATACGTACACCCCCCACCTGTCGCATGCCCTATACCCCATGTTTTCTATCACTTTTCCTAGTTTCAAATAAAAAATAGCCTCAAACCCTTGTAAACTGTACATTTTTTATGCTTTACTCTAGCTAAGTCATTGATTTTATTACATTTTATATGCTTGTATCAACTGTTTATCTATCAGTTACCCTTAAATGTATCATTCAAAAAGTACTAACCCCTTGTTTTTACTACAGAATATACCCTAGTGAGTACAAAGTTTATTTTTCGTATATATAGTATCAACTAACCACCAAAAATAATTCAAATAAAATATCCAATAAAAACAAACACTTAACTAATTAATTCAAATTATTTCACTTTTTTTTAATTATTCGCTTGCATCAATCGAAAAAATAAATATACTTCAATCATCAGCAAGGCAACTAGCCAAGTTGGTTAGAAGTAAAAGAAAGTTTTTAAGTTTGAGAAAAGCGTTCTTTTGATAAGCATAAGAAACTAAGCCTTATTAATTGCAACAAAACAAATAAAAAGATTTTCAGTTTTGAGATAAACGTTCTTGTAACAACTTTCTTAAAACATTTTAAAAAAACTTCTTGACTAACAAAACTAAATTTGCTCTACTGATAATGCGAAAAACGAAAAGAGAAACGACAACTCTATAAAATAGTGCAAGTGCGATACTTAAGACATCAAACCTATTAAGGGTAAATCCCCTAAACGATAGATGCGAATTCTTACCCATATGTGGGCAAGACATGGGCTAACTAGGTGTGCCAAAAGGGTAGTAACCTTCTAGACTAAGCAAGTGCCAAGCGAGTAGACTTGTAGAATATAGGAGAAGTGCGACCAACGAAATCCTAGGGTGGTCAATGGTAAGAGTGCGAGAAAATGTAAAAAGGCTAGTTTTGTTTGTTGTCTAGTCTTTTCCTTACGGTGCTAAGGCTTCAATCTACAAACTATATTATATGAAAAGTTAGCTACAAGTTTAAGTAAAAGATACTTGGATTGAGTAACTAAAATGAGTACCTAATTGCATCAAGATATATGTATCATATAATGAATTAAACCTAATATAAATTAGGGGTGTAATTATTTCGCTTTACGAATTAACTAGTAGCGAGTATTGAAAAACTATACTCTAGGATTACACCCTTAAATTATAATTTGACATTGTGTTGTTAAAGGGTATAATGCCCTTAACTTAAACAACTACATTCATAGGAGAATGCAACATGGCTATTAAAACAATCAATGCTACTTTTTGGAAACAATCATCAGGTTTAACAGGTCAAAATTTGACACAATCAAACCAAACTAAGTTTGCTAGGGTAGCTAAAAAGTATAAGAAGGTTACTGAACAGTCACTTTCTAAGACTAGATTATATAAAGCTAGTAGAGTTGGAGCTAGACAAATCAAAAAGGAATTTGGTGCTAGAATTGGTAGCACTAGTATTGCGACTTTTGAGATGTTACTTACTGCAATTGATAAGGAATTAAATGGGGTTAAACACTCTATTGATTTTGGTTCATTTAAAGTAAAATCTCATGTTGATTTTGCTAACTCTAATACTCGAAAGAAAGCCTAGTAAGGTTAAGTACAATGTGATATACTCCCCTTGTATCGCATTGTACCCTTTAACTACACAACCAAACCAACATAGGAGAATACCATATGACTAGAAAACATTTTCAGGAATTAGTAGAAATAATTGTTAATAATAATCTTGACGATAAAACTATAAGTGATATTATGAGTTTATGTAAAAGAAGTAATCGTAACTTTTGTAAGGTTATGTTTATGGATAGAGTAGAGAAACTAAAAAATCAATAGGAGAATACCCCATGATTACAACTAAAAATATAATAGCCGTATATAAAATGGCTACACCTGACGAAATAAAACAAGGTATAGAATGGTATTTAAATGCTACTAGTGACTGTAAAAACATTGCGGATAGGCTTAGACTACCCTTACATATTGTTATAGGGGTAGTGAGTGCTTTATCTCCTAACAATAAATGGAAACGTAACGTAGTCAATGCAGATGAATTGTGTACTGCCTTTATCAATGGACAAGATATGGATAGCATAAAAGTAAGTACATACCATAAGATGAAACAAAAGGCATGGAGTATATTACGATTAATGCCAACATATGATGATGCAGTTACTATACTAAATGGCAAGAAGATTGTATCATTCTTTAAGAATATAAATGGTGATGAATCAGAAATTACTATTGACGGACATGCTAGGAATATATACTATAACGATAGGCAAGGATTGACTACACCTAACACTAATATTAAAAAGAGTGAGTATGCTGATATACAAGTAGCATATCTTAGGGCATCTAAAAAGTTAGGTATCAAGGCATATGAATTGCAAGCTATAACATGGGTAGTATGGAGAAGAATACATGGAATTACATAACGTATCTATAAATAGGCTAGTACCTATATACTTAATGAGTTCATACTTATACTATGAACATGATAAAAATGTAATAGACGATACACAATTTGACTATCTATGTAAAAAGTTATATGATAATTGGGATAGTGTGGAGCATATGCATAAACACTTGATTGATAAAGATAACTTGAAGGCAGGTAGTGGATATGGTATAACTTATACGAATATGATTATGAGTAGTGCATTACATTGGTATGAACAAGAAGGAGAATAGTAATATAATAACATTAGGTGGAGAAAAGCAAAGCAATACTATGGGCGAAGTAGCAAATAAAATATGTGAAAAGAAACCATGTACCACCTAATGTTCTTTTAATACTATTAACAACTAAGGGAGACTAAACATGAGATTTAATTATGGCTTTCAAGATATGGATAAAGATACTGTTGCAACTAGCAATAGGTATATACTAGAAAAAGTAACTAACCTTAAGGAAGGTAGTTGTATACTAACATGCAAGGCAACTAATGAAGTTGTATCAAGCTATGTCAAGTGGCATGATGGATTAAATGACATGGCAAAAAGAGAATACGAAGCTACACTAGACGATATAAAAGAATATACATATATTAACGAAAAGATAAGGGAGTACTAATATGATACAAGTAACTAGACAATCAGTAATAACTAAAAAAATGAATACAATGGAACTGCCTATAAAACAAGAGCATCTAGATATATATGATACTGTTGGAGACATACTTATACAAGATGCTTTCCCTAACTTGGATAAAGAACAACGTGAGTTCTTGATTAGTGGCATCACACCTGACGAATGGAATAAACACTTAGGAGATTTTAATGATACATTGGAAGACTAAACAAGAGATGGGCGAAGGCTATCAATACAATCAAGACGAACACAATGATAATGAGTATAACTCTTTAGTTGTCATTGATGAGCATGAAACTAATAACATGCGAACTAAGTATCTCATTAGAGATGTGTGGGATATGGATACACTACTAGACTTAAAAATACACTTAGACGATATCATAAATGAAAGGAAACAATAATGGCTAAAAATCAATTTGGAAAATCAAAAGATATAAACAATGCCTATGCAACATATAGGGTTGACAATCCTAATAATGGTATGTATTTTGAATGGAAGATACTTAAGACATATCAGGTAAAGGCTAACGAAGATAAAAACCAATATGCTAGATGGTTTACTGCATGTAAATCGCCTATGACATACGATAGTTGGGAGTATGGAGATGCCTACATAAGTGAGATTATGTCTGTAAACCCTAA